ACGCACGGAGGTTGACGTACGGTTTACAGCTGTGGGCGGTACTTGGTTTATGAAAGAACCATACTTCACCGATTATGAGAAGAACCGTGCAATGGGGGTAACCAGCGAAATGCTTAACCGTACCATTATGGGGCATACTCTCATTGAAGCTGCCATTCAGAACAGAAGCATCACCGTTTCCACCACCAAGAAACACTATGACGGCACTACCGAAACCATTACCGACAAGGAAGCGACACAGGCTTGTGCCGCCAAAATTGATGAAATCCGTCAAGATTTCAAGGATTGGGCAAGGCAGAAGATGCAGAGCGACCCGGAAATGTCGGCATTGATTGAGCGTATCTATAATGACACGTTCAATAACTTTGTGCCTATGAGCATACCAGATGAGTTTGTACCGGAGTATTTCGGAGGTGCCTCGCACAAGTTTAAGATGCGTCCGCATCAAGGCAGAGCCATTGTAAGAGGCACACAACAGCCTTTGTTGCTTGCCCATGAGGTTGGAACAGGGAAAACCTTTACTCTAATTTCTACAGCAATGGAAATGCGCCGTTTGGGTACTGCACGCAAACCCATGATTGTGGTGCAGAATGCTACCGTTGGACAATTCGTTGCAAGTGCAAAGGAACTGTACCCCAACGCCAAGATACTGACACTTGAAGAAGCAGACCGCAGTGCAGAGGGCAGAAAGAACTTTTATGCCAAGATACGTTACAACGATTGGGATATGATTGTCGTTCCGCAGTCTACCTTTGAATTTATCCCCGACAGCGAGGAAAGGGAAATGACTTTCGTGCAGGACAAGATTGAGGAGAAGATGCTCATTCTTGAAAAGATGAAAGAAGAAGACCCGGACGGAAAAAATATGATTACCCGACAGGCTGAACGGGAAATCGAATTATTGGAGGAGCAGCTTGCCGGACTTGCAGACAATGCTTCAAAGAAACGTACCGCCAATGATGAAAAGAAACGTGCTGTAGCTTTGCAGAACGCAGAGGTTAAAGCTATGGAAATGCTTGACCGCCGAACTGACGATGTGGAGAACTTTGACGATATGGGCATTGATGCTTTACTTGTAGATGAAGCGCACGAGTATAAGCACCTCGGATTTGCCACTGCCATGCAGCGTGGAGTTAAAGGTGTGGATCCGTCATACAGCAAGAAGTCACAAGGCGTGTTCCTGAAGACACAGGCTATCTTGGAAAAAAACAACGGACGGAACGTAATCTTTGCAACCGGTACACCTATCAGCAACACCGCCGCAGAGATTTGGACGTTCATGCGCTATCTCATGCCTGCTGATACGATGAAAGAGTACGGTATCTATTACTTTGATGACTTTGTGCGCAACTTCGGTAACATTCAGCAGATGCTGGAGTTCACCACAAGCGGAAAGTTCAAAGAGAACAACCGCTTTGCTGGGTATGTCAATCTGCCTGAACTGGTGCGTATATGGTCGGGAGTGTCCGATACCGTCCTAACCAAAGAAGCCGGCGGCGTAAAGGACAAAATACCCGAAATGGAGGGAGGAAAGGCACAAGACCTTTATCTGCCACAGACACGCGCATTACGTAGCATCATGAAGTTCGTAAAGAACGAACTTGAACATTATGAACAGATGAGCGGAAAGGAGAAGAAAGAGAACAGCCACATCCCGCTCACGATGTACGGTATTGCCAAAGCCGCTGCCGTGGATGCCCGATTGGTACAGTCTGATGCCGAAGATGATGTAAACAGTAAGACTCATGAAGCCGTTCGACAGACATTGCGCTCGCTGAAAGAAACAGCCGATTACAAAGGTACGGTTGCCATTTTTGCCGACAATTACCAAAACAAACAGAGTGGCTTCAACCTTTATGATGACATTAGGGATAAGCTGATTACAGAGGGGGTTCCTGCAGATGAGATTGTGATAATGAGGTCGGGAATGACTGTCAAGAAAAAACTTGAAATCTTTGAAAAGGTAAACCGTGGCGAGATGCGTGTGATTCTCGGTTCGACCTTTACACTCGGTACAGGCGTGAACATTCAGGAACGCTTGCACACGCTGATACATTTGGATGCGCCTAACCGTCCAATGGACTATACCCAACGTAACGGACGTATTTTGCGACAGGGAAATCTGCACAAGGATATGAATAAACCTATACGTATCTTGCGTTTCGGTGTAGAGGATAGTCTGGACGTTACCGCCTACCAACGTCTGAAAACAAAGGGGGCCATTGCCGATAGTATTATGAATGGCAAGCAGATGATGTCGAACAGTATGACCAACCGTGTGCTTGAGGAGGAAGAAGATGTGTTTGGAGATACTATAGCACAACTCTCCGGCAGTGAGTATGCCATGCTGAAAAACAATGCGGAAAAGAATGTACGCAAGTATGCAAGCCGTAAAAAGCAATGGGAAACAGACCAAGCCTACATCCATAATGCCAAGCCAAGGTTAAAAGCCTTTATCAAAGATGCTGAAAAGCGCATTGAGGATAACAGCCGATCCTTGGAGGCTGTACGTGCATCATTCCCCGATGAACAATTCAAAGAGATTGTAATCGGCAAACATCGCTTTACCTCTGTTGATACAATGGATGATTTCTTCAAGGAACACAACAAGACTGTTCTTGCTGAAATGAAGCAGATGAAAGACGGTGATATTGCAGGGGAACAAAAGCGAGAACTGACTATACAGATAGGCAATTTCCCATTCATTGTAACAACTAAATTGACAAGACAGACCATGCGTGATGGTACAACTTTGTTCAATGACGTTGAAAGAAAAATGACCTATTCATGTACAGAACTCGGTATCGAGGATGTTCCTGTACGTCAAAACCTGCTCCGTAATGCCATTGAGGACATTACCGGCAATGTGATTACAGGAAAGAACTTTGCCGAAAGATTGGAAGCCGCTGAACGAAGCATGAAACACAATGAGACCGAATTGAAAGAACTCTTGTCAAGAGAGGGCAAACCTTTCGAGTATGAAGAGGAATTGGCACAAGCGAAATCACAGTTGGAAGAATATGCCGAACTGATGAAGAAAGAATTGGAAGAAAAGGAAGCCAAGTATGCAGAAATGGATGCCACAGTAGAAACGGCAAATAATGTTTCTACCTCGGAAGAAGATGATGAATTAAAACGTGAAGATGATGGTGCATACACCGATGATGAGGTCAGCTATGATAATGACTCGGTGGCAAAACTGCTTGGACAGTCAAGGAGAACTGCAAAGCAACGGAGGAAATTTGCACAACGTGAACGCCAAAGAATGGCAGAGCGCGTGGTAAGCCTGACAGAGAAACTGCATCTTGACAATGTGGAGGTTGTTACCGATGCCTCAACATTGGATGGTAAGAAACAGCGTGCGAAAGGATTCTACTCAAAGAGTACAGGGAAGATAACTATTGTCATCCCTAATCACACGAGCATGTTTGATGTTGAGCAGACCCTACTCCACGAGGCTGTGGCACACTACGGCTTACGGCAGTTGTTCGGAGAACATTTTGATACATTCCTTGATAATGTATTCAACAATGCCGATGAAATTATACGCAGACGTATTGTAGATATGGCTTCAAAGAATGGTTGGGATTTCCGCAAGGCTACCGAAGAATACCTTGCCGGACTTGCCGAACACATTAATTTCGAGGAAGCACGTAAAAACGGTTGGTGGCAGAGGATAAAACAATTCTTCTTTGAAATGCTCGACAAATTGGGCTTTTCCGATTTTAGAGGGGTTACTCTGACGGACAATGAACTCCGTTATATCCTTTGGCGTAGTTATGAAAATCTGAAAGAAGGTAAGCACAGCAACCTGTTCGGAGAAGCTGCCGACATTGCTATGCAGCACAAGTTGATGGTTGGCGAATTTGCCGACACCTCAACCGATGATGTGCTGAACCGAGACGGTGATCCCGAAATACACGAGCGTACTTTGGCACGAGCAAAATATGAACAACGTGTGAAGAGTGGAATGTATCAGTCACAGGAAGCCTTGCAGGATAGTATGCTTGGTTTGAAAGAAGCAATGAACGCAATTCTCGGCAAGAATACCCGAATGGAAGATGTTGATGGATTTGAAAATGCCTACTTGGGTGAGAACCGCTTATCAAGTGTGAACAAAGCCGAAGCCGATGCCTTTGCGCACCTATTGTTCAAGCCAATGCTTGAAGAGGTAGCCAAACTTGCGCATAATACAGCAGAGCGCGAGGAACTGACCGATTATATGATGGCTAAACACGGTCTTGAACGCAATAGAGTAATGGCAGAGCGTGATGCACAAAAAGACTTCGCGGAATATCAGAAGCAGCATTCGAAGAGTACAAAGACCTTGCAGAACTTTATCGACGAGTGCCGCAAGCGTGATTATGCAGGTCTTACCGCCCTCACAGGTATGGAAGAGATTGCAGATGCAGAAGCCGAAGCACAGGTTATGGTAGATGAGTACGAAAACGCACACGACACCACCGCATTGTGGAGCAAGGTTAATGCCGTCAGCAAGGCAGTCCTTTCCAAGTCCTACGAATGCGGAATGATGAGCAAGGAAACCTACGACAGTGTGAGAGATATGTATGAGTTTTATATCCCTTTGCGTGGATTTGATGAAAAAACGAGTTCTGAAGCATACGCATATCTGACGCACAGGCAAAGTGCTTTCAATGCTCCAATCAAGAAGGCGGAGGGACGCAAGTCGAAAGCAGACGATCCATTTGCCTACTTGCAATCAATGGCAGAAGGTACTATCATGCAGGGAAACCGCAACAAACTCGTGAAGCAGAAGTTCTTGAACTTTGCCCTCAACCATCCGAGCGACCTTGTTAGTGTGAGTGATTTGTGGTTGCAGTACGATGCAGTTTCCGATGAATGGAAACCGATATTCCCCGACAATATTGACATTAACGATAGTCCCGAAGAGGTAGAGCGAAAGTTGAACGAGTTTGAGGATAAGATGAAGCAGCTTGCTGAATCTGCCCCCGATAACTACAAGCACGGCAAAGATGCGGCAAACATTCCGTATCGTGTTGTTGAGAGCCGAGATTTGCGACAGCATCAAGTGGTGGTGAAGCGAAACGGCAGAGACTATGTGATTACCATTAACGGTAATCCGAGAGCTGCACAAGCATTGAACGGACAGACGAACCCGGATAATGATATCAGCGGAAGTATCGGTCAGCTTGTACATCTCATTGGAGATGTGAACAGAACACTGTCCTCATTGTACACCACATTACAGCCGGACTTTATTGCAAGTAACTTCTTGCGTGATATGGTATATTCTAATTCTATGGTGTGGGTTAAGGAAAGTCCGAAATATGCTATTCAATATAACATGAACTTTGCGAAGTTACCTATTGTAAGAATGGTTATGTTATTGGATAAATACCGCAGGGGAACGCTTGATATGAATGATGAAATAGAGAAAATGTTTTATCAGTTCATGATGAACGGTGGCGAGACAGGATTTTCAAGAATGGCAGACATTGACGAGCATAAGAAAGAAATCAAGAAGATGCTGAAAGCGGCGAATGAAAAAATTCCTGCCCATGTGGTACGTGAATGTATGGCTACCTGGATAGGCGAAGTGGGACGAGGTATAGAGATGCGTGCCCGATTTGCCGCCTTTGTAACAAGCAGGAATGCGGGACGGACAATAGACCGCAGTATTTGGGATGCCAAGGAAATCAGTGTGAACTTCAACAAGAAAGGCGCAGGTGATAAGTTCTTGGGGGCTGAAGGACAAACCATGTTGGGAAATGTAGCAGCCGGTGTATCGGGTGCAGGACGAGCCGGATATATCTTTTGGAATGCCGCCCTGCAAGGAACGTTCGGAAACTTCTTGAAGTATGCGATGAGGCATCCCGGCAAAATGGGTACTGTCGTTGCATCATGGTATGGGTTAGCCATGCTTGTTACCGCACTTGCTTCGGCTGGAGGTGATGATGACGATGACAGCTACTATGACATACCCGAACATACTCGCAGACAGAACCTCATTGTCAAGGGGCCCGGTAACGCATGGATAAAGATTCCTTTGCCTATCGAGTACCGAGCTGTGTATGCGATGGGAGAACTTACCGGTTCTTCCCTGTTCCATAACGAGAAATTGGAGGTTAGCGATGTATTGGCACAGATGAGCCAATTGCTTCCCGTAGATATGATGGAGGGGACAAAAGCGTTGTGGCCAAGCAGCGTCAAGCCGATGGTGGAAGTATCGAATAACGAGAGTTGGTACGGTAGTCCGATATGGAAAGATACACCCTACAATAAATATATGCCGAATTGGACGAAAGCCTATAAGAGTGCGAATAAAGACCTTGTAAACCTTTCTGAAACACTGAACGAAGTCAGTGGAGGAAGCAAGTATAGGAAAGGTACTATTGACTTGAATCCTGCTGCCATTGAGTATCTATTGAAACAATACACCGGCGGCTTCTTCACTGTAACCAACCAAATTCGTAATTTGATCAATGTGGGAACAGGTGAAAAAGATTTTGATTGGCGTTATGTTCCGCTTGCTAACCGAATGTTGATGAGCGGTGGCGATGAACGTAATGTAGGTAGGGGGCTGGATGAGAAGTTCTTTGGTTATTTGGATGCATACCGTGCAAAGGCGAGTGAATTCAGCGCCATTAAAGGTGATTTGAGTTTACCGTTGGAGAAGAAAGCAGAACTGATAAGCGAGATTATCATTGATCCTGAATATGTAAAAATGAAAGGAATGGAACGTATTTACTCAAAACTAAAGAAAGCTTATGATACTGCTAAGGAAATCGGAGATACCTCAAAAGCAGAAGAACTTGAAAAGAGGATTAATGAGTTAAAGCGGACATTTATTTTAGAGATGGAGCAAGACGAACGTAAATAGTTAAACCTAAAATGATTGCTTTGGGTACTACTTTTGTACTCTAAGCAATCATTAAACAACGAAAATATGCATAATAAAGGCAAAGGAAAATTGTTACCAATGAGCCGAATTGCGCCGAAACGGAATGAGCTATCTGAAATTGATACCGTTGCTTCTGCAAAGCGGTATGGTGGTCGCAGAGCATTTGATATTCTAATGGAAGCGCAGTACTATTGGAATCAGATGGAGGACTTTCGAAAAGACCGGGAACGCAATAAACGCTATACTTATGGTTTTCAATGGGATGATATGATTTGTGTTGATGGTAAATCCATGACTGAAGAAGAATATATCAAGAGCCAAGGTAATGTGCCATTGAAAAATAATCTTATTCGTCGGCTTGTACGCAGTGTATTGGGGGTGTACCGCAGCCAAAGTAAAGAACCTACTTGTACAGCACGTGATAGAGATGAACAGAAGCTCGGTGAAACAATGAGTACTATATTACAATGCAATATGCAACTCAACCGAATGCCCGATGTGTACGCTCGAAGTATGGAAGAATTTCTAATCAGTGGCTTTATTGTTCATCGTAAATCATATGGTTGGCGTAATGGTAAAGAAGATTGCTGGACGGATTATGTACAGCCGAACAATTTCTTCATTGATAACAATATGAGGGATTTTAGAGGTTGGGATGTGTCCGTGCTTGGAGAAGTACATGATATATCTTTTGGGCAACTGTGTGAGCAATTTGCTTCCAGTCCGCAAGAATATCGTGAGCTTCGTGATATTTATAAGTGGGCTGCAAGAAAGGATTATATAGCCACTTACGCAGAGCGATTTGGGTATAGTCGGTTAGAAAATTATGATTTTCTCTTTACCAGTGAGCCGGGAAGATGCAGGGTAATAGAAATATGGCGTAAGGAACAGAAGCCGAGATACCGTTGTCATGATTACCAAAATGGTGACATTTTCAAGATAGATGAGGAAGATTATGCACAAGTAGTACTTGCCGAAAACGAAGAACGTATGCGTATGGCCAAGGAGGTGGGTATGCCTGAAGAAGAAGTACCGTTGATAAAAGCTACTTGGTTTGTAGATGATTACTGGTATTTCTATTATCTATCTCCATTCGGTGATATATTGAGGGAAGGGGAGACGCCCTACGAACATGGCAGTCATCCATACGTTTTCAAAGCTTATCCGTTTATTGATGGTGAAATACACTCATTCGTGGCGGATGTGATAGACCAGCAACGATACACCAATCGATTGATAACGCTTTATGACTGGATTATGAGGGCAAGCGCAAAAGGTGTATTGATGATGCCGGAAGATTCTTTGCCTGATGGTGTGAGCATTGACGATATTGCAGAGAGCTGGACGGAGTTCAATGGTGTCATTGTGTACAGACCAAGCAAAAGTGGCAAGGTACCGGAACAGGTAGCCAACAACTCCACGAACATAGGTATTGCCGAACTACTGAATATGCAATTGAAATTCTTTGAGGATATTTCGGGGGTAACTGGTGCATTGCAGGGAAAGCCGGGATATTCGGGGGAAAGTGCATCACATTACAATCAACAGACAGAGAATGCTACAAAATCACTACTAGATTTGCTTGAGTGTTTTAGTTGCTTTGTTGTGGACGGGGCATACAAAGATGTGAAGAACATGCAGCAGTTTTATGATACGAAACGTGTGTTCAATATTGCTGGTAGGAGTGGTGCACAAATTGAATATGACCCGAAGAAAATCCGGGATGTAGAATTTGACTTAAGCATTACTGAAAGTACTTCAACACCGGCATACAGGCATCTTGCTAATGATATGCTAATGCAGTTGTACCAGTCCCAAGCGATCAGCGTAGAGCAGTTGCTTGAACATGGAGATTTCCCGTTTGCCGATGAACTATTACAGAGTATCAAGAGCCAAAAGGAACAACTCGCACAGGGGAGAGTTCCTGACGGGCTTTCACCTCAATTACTCCAACAAGCGCAACAAAATGCAAATATGGAAGCTGTAAATCAGTTGCATGGGGCAATGCAAGGCTAAATTCTAAACGGCGAATAGAACCCCGCTCTATTCGCCGTTTAGAAAATTACTCTTTGGACAATTGGTCGCATTCTATCCATGTTTCTAATGTATCATCGAATAGTACTGTACAACCGTAATTATCATCGTCTACTGCTAATACTGTTCCTGAATTTCCATCGTCATTACACACAACTCGGTCGCCAGCTTTTATTTTTCGGATATTGTCAATAGCTAGAGGGTCATTAGTAAGTGTGACAATGCCGTCTATCCCCTGTTTTGCATCATATCTACTTCCCATTACTTTTTTCTTTTTTTGAGTGAATCAAGGTAAGTGAAATATTCTTTGCGCTTGAGTTTCACAATTAATTCAGGTAATGCGCCGCTTCCATTTTTATAAGGAGTACAATAGAAACACTCACGCTCCAAATCATTCACGAATGTTGAACGAGATAAATAACCTTTCTGTTTCAGTTTGCGGAAGTTGAATCTATCCATAATGATGAGTTTACCACTCTTTCCATTGGGCATAACGTAATAACGTTCACCTGTTTCCTCATGTGCTTTGTCTGCTTTCACTACCGCTTCATTTAAACGGATTGATGCACGTAATTTTCTGATAATGTTCATTGTTTATTAGTTTATTAAATTAAATGTTTAATTTTATATTGTTGCTGCCGAAACAGCTTTCTTTCTTCTTTTAACAGTAAATCGGCCAACACGAGGTACAATTTTGGGAGTATCCATTTCAAAGAAGCAGATATGCAGTCCGATAGCCCTTGTCATTAATAAGTCATCATGCTTACCGGTAATTGCGCCAAAAGCGCCGTTCGGCTTTTTCTCATAACACAGATATTCATCCAAACAACGTTCATCACGTTCTGTGTACAGGTTTTCACGAATAACTTTGACTAATGTTGATATAATCATCGGTTTAGTGGAAATGTTGGTATGAAAACCGTATTTTGTAGGTAATCCCTCGCGTACATCTTCTTCTGATTGTTTGCGTGCATACAGGTTGGGATATATATCCTTTATTTGGTTAAGAATAAATCCGGATTGGTCACCATCCACTTGCCGCTCCTTATCATGAGTTTCCAACGTGTTGCTTTCTATCACCAAAAGCGAATTGTCATAAAACGCTGCTATTTGTGCCGCTTTCCACGCAAGCTGGTCGATGTCGCAATGTCCATACCATTGGGCAACCACGACTGGCCTGTCGCCATCAATCATGAATAGACGATCGAACACGACAATGACAGAGAAGTCGGCTTTATTGGAACGGCCTCCCACATCGACAACAGTGAGGTAGCGGTCTGTGACAACTTCCTTTTCATCTATTTCAGGCAGTTCCCAAATATGTAACAACCCCTGTTTGTCTTCCACAAAGCGCAAGTTCTGCAAAGCGTTCTTGCCTTCGTCTGCATCGGCGTAGACTTCGCCGACATATTTAGGCTTCTTGCAGGTACCACGCATTGCGTCCACCTTGTATTTGTCAAACACACGCGCTCCTGAATGAACAAAGGCTTCAATATCGTCGGACGGAAATTCGGCAGCCATTTGTCCATGGTCATTATACTTCCTACGTTCGGCTATATACCAGTTGATAGCTTCGAGCGTAGCCCCTTTCTCCCATAACCACCAAAGATACTTACCGCATTCTTCACGTTCGGAACTAGTATTTTCATTGTTACGGTTTTTATAGAGCCATTCTGCAAAACCTTGTTTTTCTTTATCCGAATTGAAAGCTAGCGTGTATTGTTCTATGTCGAACCATGATACGAACATGGCTTCGAACTGGGAATCCCCTTTCTTTGCTGCGGTATATTCCCTGTGAAAGAAATTTCCTGTACCATTCGCTGTACTCTCATAGACAATCATAGTGTATGGTTTTAGGAGAATACCCGAACAGGCCGACCGCACAATATCTTCTGGTTTCTTACCTTCCGTTGCTTTCCATATTCCTACTTCTGAAAGATGTACAAGGTTATAATCTCCACCTCGGCAACTATCCGGGCGTTCCGCTGTACCAATTTTAATTTTACAGTTTCGTTGAGGAACACGGTATATGCTACCCGATTTACCCACTCCTACAAGTTTCGGCTCATTCTCATTGTAAAGCTCATCAATCTTGTGAAGCATTTCGACTGGATATTTTTTAATCATCCTGTCGAACATATCTTTGATTTCATCGGAACCTGCACCTTGATGTGCTATTATGAGTGAATTCAGTCCTATTTTGTGAAGGAGTTGCAACCATGCCATATAAAGCTGTGAAGTGGTAGAGCCGCCCCATTGTCGCGCCTTTAGTAGAATAATACGTATTGGCTTTCCTGCAATACGTAATTTTTCGAGCCGTTCCACAAAGCGACGTTGCGGTCTTGTAAGACGGAACAATACATCTTCTCCACCACCTTTATTCTTGATATAAACGAATGTAGCTGCCCAAAATGGAAAGTCCTCGCGGCTACGTATGCGTACAAATTGCTCTATAACTTTCAGCCGATCATCCGGATTGTCTTCTACTCCCATGTAATCCGTAAGGAATTTGGCAATAGAACCTGCTTCCACAAGTTGACGTACAAGCGGTATTTTCATTACACGCTTTGGTAGCCATTGATTGCGTATAGGAAAATCACTAATGGTACATTTGACACGTCCCCCTACAGAACCTTCGCCGGTAATAGGATTAAATTTTGCATAAATAATTGAATTACGGCGTTCATTCTCTATTAGTATATTGGTAATGGCTTTTATGTTTATATTACCTTTAATCATGTGACTTTTTTATTATCGGCTTGTTAAGCAGAGCCACAAGGAAACCTAACATATAACACCATAGGTGTAATATTGCATTGGTGTGTGGAAATAAGAAACCTGCAGTAAGATAGAGTATCATCCACAACTGGTAATATTGTTTGCGTAATACTTCAAACGAGATTGAGCCAAATAAAACAAATACTATTCCCGATAATCCTACTGTTGGTGATGTCATTTCACCAATAAAACACTCAATAGTGTCAACTGGAATCGTAACAGCAATTATGTAAGCTAGTACTAACCGCCATATTCCAATGTCATAAATAAAAACCATTGAAAGCAAACACCATGAATTAAGGGAAGCGTGCAGAATGTTTGCGTGAAAAAATGGGTACAATACACGTCCGGCAATATCACTTCCTGCGTAAATGCCTATAGTTTGCCAATCCCATACTTTGAAAAATGACAAACCTACAACAATAGTAGAAATTACAAGAGCCGTAATCTTTTCCATTTTTCTTGTATCCATTGTTTTCTTGCTTTACATACCATTACTTTTGCACTGCCTGGCGTAAGGTAGAATTTAGGAGCAGGTTGTGCAATAACTTTGGCGCACAGTTCGGAAATAGTTAATTCAGGATATTCTTCTTGAAGCTTAAATACCCGATTATAAATTTCTTCATACATCTCTTTTTTCAATGGGCACATTGTGCTCAAATCTGTTTTACCTCTCATCATTGCAGAAATAATCAATGCAGCACGTATATCACTAACCCAAAAGCGGCGAGAGGGCATATTGACTATTATTTTGTATACCTCGGACATACGGATATAGTCGCATGATGAAATGTATTCATCGTATGCTCTCATTAAATCGTCCATACGTTCCTTTGAGTATTCCATTATAGCGCCTTTATGCTTCATTTTTCTATTTATCTATGTTCCAAAGTTATAGATTGGAGCGTAAAAAGATAAACGTGGAATCCTTCTTTCCCTCGCTATTTTTGCTTTGTAGATAAAGACTAAAATTTATTTTTCTCACATTATACCTAATAATATGGAAGTTAAGAGCAATCGCGAGCGATACACAGATCGATTGAAAGCAAAGTATCCCGATAAAGAGTTTGCCGACGACGAGGCATTATTCGCTCAAATTAACGACGAATACGACGGTTTGGACAAAGAATTGTCTGGCTATAAAGAACGGGAAAAAGCACTTTCCGATCTTTTTGCGAGTAATCCACGTAGTGCAGCATTTCTCACTGATTGGCGTAAAGGGGAGGATCCAATCATCGGTATGATACGCAAATTTGGTGATGATTTTAAAGCTGCACTTGAAGACCCGGAGAAGCAAGAAGCTCTTGCTGCTGCCAACAAAGAGTATGCGGAACGAATAGCCAAAGAGAAGGAGTTTGAAGAACAGTATCAGCAGAACATTAATGCAACTCTTTCTACTCTTGAACAAATGCAGCAGGAGGAAGGTATTTCTGATGATGAAATAGATCAAGCAATGGAGTTTCTGATTGGAATTATGAAGGACGGACTTCTTGGTAAATTCACTCGTGATAGTATTCAAATGGCTATCAAGGCTATCAAACATGATAGCGATGTAGAAACAGCCAGTCATGAGGGAGAAGTGAAAGGACGTAATAGTAAGATTGAGGAAAAACTACGCAAAGGGAGCAAGAGTGACGGTACTGCTAATCTTGCAGGAAAGAATGGAGGTGGTAATGCAGACTCACGGCAAATGCCAGATCTTGGTGCAATAAGTCGATATGATGGTGCACAAAATATTTGGGAACGTGGAGGCGAAAAACGTAGGTCAATAAACAAATAAAGATACACAATTCATTTATTAACAATTAAAATTTCAAGCAATGAAGAAAGTAATGAATTTCTTTTGTCGCATTACGCTAATGATATTAGCGTTTGTGACGAGTGCATCAAGCGGTGTCATGATGGCTGACGCATCAAACCTGCCAGATGCAGGTAAAGTGACAGCCGGTGCAGACGGTACGGGTGGAACAGATGGTATTGCCACAGAAACCGGTGGTCGTGAAAATGGAGACCCGAATTTTTACTTAAGCGATGTAGATAAACGCATTGTGAAAATTCGTCCGATGGCGACACCTATTGATCAAATTAGTCGTTATGCGAAATCAAGTAGTACTAATTCTTTTGAGGTGAAGTACTATAGTGTGGGTACACGCGAAATAAAGTGTAGTACTAATAAAAAATTGGAAGCAATGACGGGTGGTGCAAGTGTTTCTTTGCCAGTGAGCGATCTGAATATGTTCACATTGGATGACACTATCCGTGTGGTAGGTGTAAGTGCTATTACTAAACCGGATGGGACTGCATATTCAGAAAGTGACAGCAATGTTCCTGACCTTGAACTTTGTGTGTGTGGAAAGGATAGTTCAACTAATTTGCCGACAGTCTATGCAGTAAATGGGAAAATGGATGATTCAAGCAAGCAACCCATTCTTTTACCAGAGATTCCGCAAGGAACAACCCTTGTCCGTATGGGAAAGGCCTGTGGTGAACTGGATGTGCAGACTGGGCGTTTCAACAATATTCCTATGCCGGAAACACAGTACTGTCAGAACTTCATGATACAGGTAGAACAGTCTACCTTTGACAAGATTGCTGCCAAAGAAGTGAATTGGAACTTTTCCGATATTGAAGAAGATGGCGTATATGATATGCGCCTTGCCATGGAGAATACCTACTTGTTTGGCGTTAAACAGGTTATCAAACATGTTGCCAAGGACGGTATGAATACCTGGTTTACAGGGGGAATCTGGTGGATGGCAGGAAAGGATATCGAGGTTGGTGAATGGAACAGCGAAAAGAACTGTGCCGAGATTACTGATGAAAATCTCGTGGATATAACCAAAGACCTTTTTGTCGGTACTGGTATCGGTAATAAGCGTAAGATTTTATTCTGCGGAAGTGATATGCTTTCGGCATTCTCCAAGATTAAGAGTGAGAAATTTCGTTTGAAAGATACCGTTGAGGTTTGGAACTTGAAATTTAAATCTTGGGATACTGACTTCGGAGAAGTTCTTACCATTCATCATGAATTATTTGATGTGAATGGTATGAGTGATTGCGGTTTTGCCATGGATCCGGAATACCTTTCCAAGAAAACCCACGTGTCTTGGGCACGCAATGTGCTTGACTTGAAGAAAGCGGGTATTCGTCGTACCGATGCAGTAGTGATTCAGGAAGTAAGTTGCTTATATCTGCGTTATGCAAAGGCACATGCGCGTATGAGACTTGCAAAGGCACCTGCAACAGTAGAAGATAGTGGTTCAGAAACTGCTTAATTAGAGTATAAATAAATCAAATTATTAATCGGGGGATGGGATAGAAGTCCTATCCCCTTTTTAATTCATTCGACAATATGACTATTAAAACTTACATGGCGAACACCAATATTAGTATTAATGTTGTGCTTCCAAGCAAAAAGAATTTTCATATAACGTTTACTCCTTTGTCAAATGGTAGTAGTGTGTTTACCACAGATAATGAAATCTTACAAAGGTCAATAGAGAGACATTACAACTTTGGAAAGTTGTTTAGACTCCAAACTTCACAGGAGCAAAGTGCTGAAAGAAAGGTGACAGACAAACAAAAGGTTACTTCTTTAAAGAATCAGAAAGAAATTCCGGCTGCTGAGAATGTAGACAAAACTGAATTGGATAACAACGAGAACGTTGAGCAAAATGGAGAGACGGAAGATAACGCAGGGGCAGGGGATGATGAAACTGTTTGCAAGGTCAAAGTGAGTGATATTGCAGCTGCTAAGGATTATCTTGCTGACAAATTCGGTATCAGTCGTACTTCTATGCGTTCTACTAAAGCCATTCTGGAACAAGCAGCAGCTCATGGAATAGAGTTCGAAGGATTGTAATAATAAAGTAATAGCGTATGACGGTATATCATCTTGACGAGATAGCTGGAGATGTTCGTATAGCACTTGACCAAAACACAACGAGTGATGTATTGAAAGAAATTGGTGATGTAGACACGCTTGCATTAAACGACATCATTAAATCAAAGATTATTGAGGCTGTAAAACGTGTGCACAGTTCTGCACCTCCTTATCTACTCGATGGAGGACATAACTTCGGAGATGAGGTGTATTGGCAGAAATGTGAAAGTGGCTGGGTGTTATTGCCGGAGGATTTTATGCGTTTTGTTGTTTTCCAGATGAGCGATTGGGAGCGTGCAGTATTCTACCCTATAAATGTCGACGATCCTGAATACGAGAAGCAATCTTCCCGGTTCAAAGGAATACGTGGCACTACACAACGTCCTGTATGTGCTATTTCTATACGACCAGAGGGGAGAGTATTAGAGTTTTATTCTTGTAAAAGTCAGGATGCAACGGTCAGTCGTGCGGTTTATCTTCCTTATCCCAAGATAGACAAATACGGTGCGATAGAGATTTGTCAGCGATGTTATGACGCGGTGGTGTATACTATTGCCGCATTAGTATTAACAACGTTCGGCGATGTGGAGAAAAGCTCTGCATTGAACGAATTAGCTAAATCAGTATTAATATGAGTTCGATAAAATCAACACAGATAGACGGTGATGTTTCCGTCAGTCGTAATGCGGCAGTAGGTGGAGATGTTACCGTCCAAGGTAAAACCCATTTAAAAGGAAACGTAAAAATAGAGGGGTGGATTGAGGCAAAAAATATCAAGGCAGCTAACAAAGGACTCTTTACTACCATTGAGAAATTGAAAGCGGCTTACCCGTTCCCGCATGACGGTTGGTGGGCACTTGTTGGGCTTTCTTTACCTGCTCCTATATACGTGGGTGATGGAGGTGAGTGGGTTGCAACCGGACAGACAGGTGGCAATCCATCCATAGACAGTGGTAAATTTAACGAAGCTGTTGAAAAACTACAAGAAGACATTACTAAATTGCAAGATGATGTATCGGATATTGAGGATAAAAATAGCTCGCAAGATACTAGTCTTACTACACTTGGGAATAGTGTCAATTCTTTGCAGGAACAGGTAAACACAACCAAAGACACCGCCAACAAAGCAAGTGCCAAAGCGAATGAGGTAGGAAACCAATTGAATGACTTTAAGGGAACGAAAGGAGAAAATGGTGGTATTGCACCTCTTAATGAGTATGGTAAAGTACCTAGCCGTTATTTACCGGCTTCTATGGATGATGTGAAAGATTTCGACGGTTTCGTGGAAAAAGTGGTTGTTCAACCATCGTCTATCGGGAAAAGTTCAACGGATGATGGATGTAAGATTTACTACCACAAGGACACCGATTCGCTTGTTCTTTTCTATGACGGTGTATATTACAACAACTGGCTGGATTCTGAATTGTTTGGAAATGAAACTATTGACGGGATAACTCCTGTTTCGGATAAGGTGTATTCTGACACAATTACAAACAAGACTTATCGTTGGAGCGGTTCAGCACTTGTTATCATTGGTTCAGACCTCGCCCTTGGCTATACAAGTTCGACCGCATTTCCGGGCGATGAGGGTGCGGATTTGAAGCAGAAAATGCTACAAGCCAATGAAGATATTACGGAAAACAAGAACGTATTGTTGTCCCATTACAAACAGATAGTAGCACGAAGCGTAGTAAATGTGAACCAACTCTTTGGGCTTACTAATCGTAAGATAACATTCTCGGTGGCTCTTGATAGATGTGCGACATCCGAATATGCTGAATCTTTGCAAATACCAGGTGTTGTGCTTACCTTTCAGACTGAAGCAGGTTGGCAGTCCAAACAATGGGTTATCATTGATGATTGGAATAAGGAAAGCAATTGGACGGACTTCGGAGCTTCCAATGGAGAAAGCGTTGGTAACACAATCAATGTAAACGCCCTGTGCAAAGATGTGGAATATACGCTATCCACCGCCATAAAAGCCATTATTGACCTTGAGCAAGAGAGCGGAGTGGCATACATTAAGAGCGGTATTGTAGTGACATTCAAGACCGCAGAGAGCGACACCAACGGTGCACCTGTATGGCTTGCCTATCAATTTACACGAGAAGTAAGCGATGTAAACCCGGATGATTTGAAGCCGTGGGTAGCCTTTGGAAACGGAGGTGGCAAGGTGGAAACATCGGACACTCCAGCAGAGGGAGGAAAAGATGCACTTTCAACAGGCGGTGCTTACGCGATGCAGGAAAAAGCAATCGCTGGTTTTGACGAGGAAAGCGATGAGGATTATATCTACTACAAAGCCGTGAACCTGAATGGTGGACAAATAGAAGATGTGATACTGAAAATACCTAAGAACGGAGGTGGAGGCGGTTCCAGCGAGGACAGCACCCTATCCATTTATTTTGAGGATGTCGCTCCCATTGTAGCGTTCGGTTCTGACATAAAAATTAATGTGGCCCTACGTAGTGTGAGTTATCCGGGAGGTGTAGAAACACTTGGCGTTATCCGTAATGTGAGCATAATTGACGCAAGTACGGGACTAACCCTATTTAGCGAGGACATGAATATCGTAGGTTCTGCAAGTGCCACAGACTACAAGTTTGAACTTGACTTTACTGGCTATTTCAGCGGAGCGGCGAGCAAGAGTTTCTTTGTGCAAGCTACAGATGCTGACGGAAATACTAAGAAGAAAGCCATTACAGTAGTAGCCGTGGACATCACCGTGGAGCAGCCTATGGCATTGAATTACACAAGTGACACTGTTCTTACCGTAGGTGGATCCGCCAAGAACATCGGACAGTTTTATAAATTTCCCAATAACACATCATCCATACTTGTGACCGTGGAAATGTACTACAACGGAGAATGGAAGAAACTCGGTGAAGCAATGGTAAGCGACAGTTATACCAAGAGTATATCCGTAAATCCGAACGATGTGTTTGGTGGTGGTGAACGGCTCTCGCATGGTGCATATCCTGTGCGTATCTTCGGTACGGAAAGCAAGTCGGGGGTAAAAGGCAATACCATCTATTCAGCCCTTATGTGCATAGACGAGAATAATAGCACACCTATTGTCGCCCTCCGTTTCAATGACAAGAACAATGGTACATTGCGTCTGTATGACAATCTGACCGTAGAAGTAGCTGCCTATACACCTGGCAAGACAGAAACGCATATTGATGTCTTCTATGATGAAGAAAAGGTTACTTCTGTTGATGCCATGATTGCTGAAACGATTACCGTGAACAAGCAGATAAGCGGCTATAAGGCGGACGGAAGCCAAAGTATTACTGTACACGCTGAAAGTGGAAGTGTCAGCACCAATGAAATAGAAGTGACGGTTAAAGGAAGTGCCATTGACATTGCCATCAAGGACGGTGCTTTGTTTGGGTATGACTTCTCCACACGAAGCAACAGTGAAAGTGACCACACCATTATCAACAATGGGGTAAAGATGGAAATCAAAGGTGCGAACTGGTCAAGCAATGGATTTATAGACTATCTGAACGAACGCTCTTTGCGCATTGCCGAGAATGTAACAGCCGAGATATTGGATTACCGTCCTTTCGGAAATCCGTCCGTAGAAAGTGCTAGTGGTTGTGCTTTCCAATTCGCTTTTGCGACCAAGAACATCAAGGAAGCCAGCTCAAAACTCATAGAGTGTTACGATGCCGACAGCGGTGCCGGATTCTATGTATGCGGAAACAAGGTTGCTATTTTCTGCAAAACAGGTCAGCCGGCATTGGTAGAACGCTCTTTTAAGAACGGAGAAAAGCACACTATGGCTATCGTTGTAGAGCCTTCAACTATCTTTGTAACCCGTGGTGGCAGCAACTATTCATGCATGAAGCTGTATTTGGATGGTGAAGAGGTGGGCTGTATAGGATATATCAGTAATAGCGGAGCTATTCTCAACTCAAAGACTGTCACTTTTGACGGAACAGAGGGAGACCTATACCTTTATTACATCCTTGCCTACAACAGTTACTACGAGTGGGCACAGGCATTTAGAAATTACTTGTGCAAACTGACCGACACAACGGCGATGATTGATGAATATGAGAGGGAGAATTTGCTTGATACACAAAACCGTCCGACTCTTGAATCTCTTGCCGCCAAAGGTATCCCTTACTATGTAGTTGTGAATGATCAGCAGACTTTTGACACCTTTGACGGAGATATTGACACGAGCAAGAAGTTCAAATGCACACTATTCTACTATGATCCCAAACGACCTTGGCGCAGCTTCAAGGCTATCAATGTGCAATGGCGCAGACAGGGAACGACATCGGCGAAGCGCCCTATCAAGAATGACCGTTTCTATCTTCAGAAGAATGACGGTTGGGAAGTTTCTCCTATCTATCCGGAATATACCAACGAAGATGCAAAGGTTTCGTATGACCTGATGAAATTAGGCTATGTACGTGTAGGCGAGAATTCTATACCTGTGAAAATCATCACAGTAAAGGTGGATTACTCCGATAGTAGCAATGCCAATGACTGCGGAGTTTGTAACCTTATGAACGCTACATATCGTGCCCTTGGCAGCAACTATCTGACTCCGGCGCAACGTGCCTTTGACGGAACATGGGTAAAAGGAGACATCTCATTGAGCGGATTGACGATGAACCATTCGACTGCCAACCACCCGATTGCCGCATTTCGTTCGACTATGGAAAGTCTTACCGATGCTTGGTTTCATGCCAAAGGTAATTGGAAAGAGGATAAAGGCGAGCAGGTGGCACTCGGTTTCAAAGACACACCCGGCTACAACAAAGGGTGTTTGAACTATGGCGACTTCATCGAATACTTCGGCAGAAGAGACGAAACCCTTGATGAAATTGAATCACGCTTCAAGAGCGATAGTACCACAGACAAAAGTAAACTCTATATGCTCTCCCTTTATTGTGGCGAGAACTACCGCTTTATGGCATACGAGAGCGGTGCTTGGACTGCACAAAGCGGAGAAATGAAGCAGGTAGATGGCAAGTGGCAGATAACAGGTAAGGTGTTGAATCCTGTAAGCGGTTATGAACTGCTGACTTATGATGCCATGAACTGGTGGCAGGGAGTGGGAAGCATTGATGACATGATGGAACCGACCACGGCAGAATCATCGTGGGTAACAAAACTGAAACTCGGACAACCGACCTATCCGATGTGGACACGCTACTTTGAGTGTATGATAGACGATGACCAACTGCAAATAGATTTGGCTATGGGACGCAAAGTGCCTTGCGACTTGTTTAATGTGTTGGTGTTCTGCGACAGTTGCGACTATGCCAAGGAGGAACTTAAAGACACTTGGAAAGAGATTTGGAAAACGAAGATGTGGAAGTACATAAATCCGTATAGCCTTGTGTCGTACTATCTCTTTACGGACTACCTTGCCGCCGTTGACCAACAGGCGAAGAATATGCAACCTATGTGGTTCTTGGAGGACGGTTGCAGCGTGAAAGACGGAGTATATAGTGGAGCAAACGGTATGGAAGCCAGAAGAATGTACTGCAACAAGGTGTATGATTGTGATACCTGTAACGGCAAGGACAATGACGGTGGCCAGACCATTGATCCGGAGGTTGACCCTGGCGACTTGACGAGTAGCGCGTACGCAGGACGAGGCAGCGTGTTGTGGAACGACATACGCGGACAGCAGACTATGGAGGTGGATCAAAACGGTAACACCATTACGCTTTCGGCTATCGCTGACACCATGCGTTCACTTCCGGACACACTCGGCATTGGTTCGGGGCCATTCTCTCCGAAAGGTGCGCTCCATTACTTCGTTACGGAAATATTGAAGAAGTGGCCAAAAGTGGTGTCAAGTTACGACGGAGAGCGTAAGTACATCAAATACACCGGATACAGCGATATTTATTTCTATGCTTTGCAGGGATTGGGACTTACTTCTTTACCGGCGTTCATCGAACAACGTTGGAGAATCCGCGACGGTTACTACCGTTGTGGCGACTTCAAAGCAGAGAGCGGTTATATAGGCGGTCGTATCGGTGCGAAAGAGGGGGCGGTTATTCGTTTTAAGGCTGCAAAGACAGGCTACTTCGGAATTGGTAACGACAGTGGAAACATCACGCAGGGCATCTATCTGAAAGCAGGAGAAGAGGGTGTGTTCAGTAATTTCCAACATGGCGAGAACATCATGCTCTACATCTATCAAGCCGACCGTATGAGTATGATTGACTTGAGTGAAATCAGCATTGACCCTCAATTCGGTAATACATTGTCGAAGATGGTGTTGTTGCAGGAACTTTTCCTTGGTAGCAACACGCACGGAGATTGGACGATGTCGCCTGGTAACACTGGCTATATGACCAATCTTGATTTGGGCGATATGCCGTTCTTGCGGGTATTCGATGTGCGGCATACGGAACTATTGAGCGTTAACGCATCGAAGTGTCCACGTTTGGAGAAAGTATATGCGGATGGCACAGGGTTATCGACCATAGACCTTGCAGAAACTGCTCCCATTAGTACATTGACGCTGCCCGATACGATGACGGAACTTGTATTGAACAATCTGCCAAACCTGACCTATCCCGGAGGACTTACGCTAGGAGGTGTAGGCAAGGTAGCAAAGATATTCGTAAATGAATGTCCGTATGTGGATGCTATGACACTTTTAGAGCAGATAATTAATGCGAGTGCGATCAGAACTGTACGTATTCCTAATGTAAATGCAACTGCTAGTGTTGATTTGTTACGTTCTATAAAGGATAGTGGAGCAATTGGGCTTGATGCAAACGGGAACGCATACGATGAGAGTGGACAATGTAGTGGTATTACAGGACGTTGGATATTGAGTGAACTTGTAGAAGAGAGTGAAGTAAATGTCCTTACTGCATATTTTCCACAGTTAGAGCTTCATAATTCGCAATTTTCTATTGTGAAAATCAATGATGTTGTGGATAACGATTCATGTGAGAAGTACAGCAATCCTGAAAACAAGACAGGTGAAGACTACGGTAACACATATATTCCTAGTGGGCATACTCTTGCTATAAAGAAAGGTTGCCATGCTTTTAAATGCTCGTTCAACACGAAGAAGAATCAAATGGAAGGTGTACAGTTGAGTGATACAGACTTTAATTATCTGAAAGATGGTAGTAGCTTTGATGTTGCAGATACGGCAGGGGAGGGTTTTGATATATTTTGGCATGCTCCTCACTATTGGTATAAGGGCGTAAATGATTATAAGAACCAAGTGAAGTATTTTATTACTTCTGTTACGGAAAACGAGCCTATTTCGACTGCATTACACAGCAAGAAGGCTAAACTTTCTGAACTTCTGTACAAGGAGAACACTGGAGTGTATGCGAATGATGCTGTTATTGGTGAGGTTATGAGTGAGGATGTTATATCTACAGCTTCTAATACTAACAGCTATAAGATGGACGTAAAAGGTATGAAGCAGGTGAAATGGCCGGGATTGAATCATGCGCGACTAGGTGGTGTATTCACTGATGAAAGTAATTGTGTACTTGGTATATTCATTATGTCCGTAAGTCATACGTATTTTGACTTTTCTATAGGTGAGTGTGTATTCTGCGATGTACCTAGCGGTGCAAAATGGTTCTATTTTACTTCTTTTCGCGACATTGGTAATGTTGAGTGTCTTTCTGTGGATAGTGCCAGCATTGAGGCTCTTGAGCCGGAATGGACTGAACATACAGTAGGTGATAATGACAGTCTTGTAGGTGTTTATCCTATTACTATTGACGGTTTGAAGATGCCACGAAGTCTTTCTGGTGAGGTACGCTCAAAGAAAGGTAATGGTACGTCCACTACGTCAGGTGAATGGAAATACGATAGTAGTGGTAATCCTATTGAGATGCCGATTGCTACCCTAAACTACACAGCAAAGGATTTCCAAAATATTTCCCGTTTGAGAGGTGCAGGTTACCAATTACAGGATTATGAACAACACAAAGAGATTAGTAATCTTTGGTGGGCATTAAACGGAACAACCAACGAACAATCTGTAGTCGGTAATGGAGGACATGACGCTATTTTAAATAAGCTGGATTCCATTGGTATGGCAGATAGTAGTAATGCTGGCAATTCTCTTAATTCTATACTTGGTTTGAAGCATTATGTAGGCTGTGATTCAGAGTGGATGGATTATATTGCATTTAATATCCCAAGTTATGAAACATTCTACAAAGCAAGATGTATTGATACTGATAGTTCGTATCCTTCGGATTATATAGCCCATATTTATGATCCTGTGAAAAAGACTGAACGTACAGTGAAATCAGTTGAATCTTCCAATGCAAATTGTGTGGTACGCTTGGTACATGGAGCAAAATGCGATATTTTGCCAAGCAGGGTTCATAATGCAGATACGAGTAAGTATGTTACTCATTATGCGGCTGGTTATTGGATCAATAGTAGCAAAGGCCGTTGTGTTTTGCGGTCTGGCAGCTACTCGCATGCGAACAGCGGTCTCGCTTGTGCGAGCGCGAGCTATGCATCTTCGTACTCGTACACTTACTACGGGGCGCGGCTGGCCTTCCGCGGAAAATTCGTAATAATTGAATAGAGCGAAACTCGTTCTTGCGAAAAAAGCGTCAGAGGGAGAGTCGACCAACGGGAGACTGCTCCCTCTCTCTTTTTCTAATGTAGGTTGGGTAATATATTATAGAGCAGCATGAATATTTGTGCCTTAAAATGTTCTATATATGGAACATTTTTTGTATCTTTGCAATGCAATAACAAGGTATGGAATTGAAAGCAAGATTCAAAGTGATAATGTCAAGCGAGGCAGATGCCTTTCTTGATACTTTGCGCCAAGACATTAAAGACAAGATTGTTTATAATGTAGATAAGGTTGCCAATGGATATATGGATAAAGACCTTTTTAAAAAATTGGATGGTACGGATATTTGGGAGTTCCGCACTCTTTATAAAGGTATTCAATATCGTTTGTTGGCTTTTTGGGATACTGATGCGGAAACATTGGTTATTGCTACGCACGGATTCGTCAAAAAGACACAAAAGACCCCAAGTAAAGAGATTAACAAAGCGGAAGCTATTAGAAAATTGTATTTCAACTCAAAAAAATAGTGATATGGAAACGATTAAATTTTATACCCTTGATGAAGTTAAGGATAAGCACATTGGGAAAGTCGGGACACCACATAGGGATAAATATGAGGCTGAATTGCAGTCGTTCCTTATCGGTGAGGCTATTAAGAAAGCCCGGAAATCCCAAAATATGACACAGGAGGAGCTAGCCCAGAAGATTGGTGTTCAGCGTGCACAGGTGTCGAAAATAGAAAGTGGTAGGAATCTGACACTTTCGACTGTTGCGCGTGTATTCAGAGCAATGGGGATGGAGGCCTCTTTAAGTATTGCAGGTTTTGGAAGTATAACTCTTTAAAACATAGTAAGGTGGACAATCCCACGCGCCGTTGTGTTTTGCGGTCTGGCAACAACTCGAATGCGAACAGCGGTCTCGCTTATGCGAACGCGAACAATGCATCTTCGAACTCGAACACGAACTACGGGGCGCGGCTGAAATTCTGTTGGTTAAACTAATCGGAGACTCTATATAAGGTACGAGATTACCACCGATATTCTCCGAGGGATTAGAACCTCGGCAACAGCATAATAATATAATATATATATTTTATGGAAAGCCGGAACATAACATTAACCATATGTGGGGAGTGGCTTGACTTCTCCCCACGAGATCGGAAGGCGGTCTGTAAAATTGATGATTTATTTAAACTGACCGGAAATATACCTCTGGTCAGTTATCCGTTATATAACCTTATACCGGAAATTATATCAGACGAAAATTTGGAACGCTCATTTAAGCGTGTCATGGCGAATCTACGAAATGCAGATGCTCGAAATGGGAACAGGTCTATGCCGAAAACTATCATAGACGGTATCGAATGTTCTCCAAGAATGATTCGTTATGTGACAAATAAAGGAAAAATATTTGAAACGTTGAAAAACCAAATTGGTAATGGTACATTCCGTATCAAGAACCTTAAATCATTTCTTACTGAAGACGGCCCGAAAGTAAGAACAGTACAAGCTCCTTCGGTCATAGAACGCATTGGGAGTAATGCTATTATGGAACCGTTGGAAAATCGACTTTCTTCTTTATTGATAGAAACTACCGCTGCTTCCATACAAGGACGTGGACCGCATGGGTTGTTTCATCAGATACAAGCTGCAATGGCAGAAAATCCTAATCTCAAATATTACTATCAAAGCGACTACAAAGGATATTATGACAGTATTAATCACGAAACTTTAATTTCTATTATTAAAAGATATGTAGGCGATCCTCTTCTTTTGCCCATTCTTGAAAATTTTGTGAAGGCACTCTATCCTGATGGAGAATGTGGTATCAGTAAGGGATTGCGATCGTCTCAATTCCTCGGTAATCTTTATCACAATGATATTGACCACCGGATGATTGATGTGCATGGAGCAAGATATTACTTTCGATTCTGCGATGACATTTTTATTCTTGGAGAAAGTAAACGCGAGTTGTGGAGGTTACGTGACTGCTTGCACATCGAAGCAGATAAGATGGGGCTTACGATAAAATCAAGTGAGAGAGTTGCCCCTATATCTGCTGGTATGGATGCTCTTGGGTATGTAAATTATGGTAGCCATACTCTGTTAAGGAAACGGATAAAAGTAAATGCTGCTAGAAAACTGTCTAAGTTGAAATCCCGAAAGCGTAGACAACAAATAATTGGATCATTTAAGGGTATGGCTTGCCATGCCGATTGCAAGCATCTATTTTATATACTTACAAAAAAGAATATGAAGAAATTTTCAGAAATGGGTGTAACATACACCCCAGCTGACGGAAAGAAACGCTTTCCAGGTAAAGTAACACGATTGAGTGATATAGTAAACATTCCTATTGAAATACATGATTTTGAAACTGGTATAGACACCAAGGAAGGTGAGAACAGATATTTGGTATCATTTCGTAATCCTGCTAAACAAGAATGGGGAAAGTTCTTTACGGCTTCAGCGGAAATGAAGGGAATTTTAGATCAAGTCAGTGACATTGAGGATGGTTTTCCGTTTGAGACAATAATTAAAGGTGAAGTTTTTGACGGAGGTAAACGAAAATATAATTTCACCTAACAGGTAAAAGATAACATACGAATCCGCATCTCATCCGCTACTTTTGTTGAAAATCAAAATTCATAAAGATGGAAAAGATTTACGGCACGAAGCAGCGGCAGGATGGGCTTATACATACAGGCCGAACCAAATGGACATTATTTTATGGCTTTGGAAAGGATGATGAGGCAAGTGAAAGAGGTTGGGAGTACCGACATACATTTGACCACAGTCCAACACTTTCCGAGGTTAAGGAACTTATTATCTCTACTATAAATACTGCCACGCAGGAGAAGATCGTGAATGGCTTTATATGGAATGAAAAGCCGATATACCTATCTGCTGAAAATCAATTGAATTTTGCTGCTATAGAACGTAACAAAAATATTCTATATCCACTTACCCTAAAAATCAATGAACAGGAAGATGGTACTCCCATCTACTACACCTTCGAGAATGTAGATGAATTTATCTCATTCTCCCAGGCAATGAGCCTGTATGTGATAGAAACTGTTCAAAATGGTTGGAAAGAAAAAGACAGTGTAGATTGGACAGTGTTTAATATAAAATAGACAAGAATGAAGAAAAAATTGATTGAATGGCTTGCACAAAGCAACAGGTGGAAACATCTTGTTGGGGGATTTGGTATCGGTATTTGTGCGTTTGATTGGTTTTCTGCAACCTATGCAGGTGTACTTACTGCAGGTGCTTTGGAGTATAAAGACAAGGCATATGGTGGCAATTGGGACTGGATAGATTTCGGCTTAACAGTGGCCGGAACGTGTGTAGGACAATTAGTGAGAACTATCGTATGACGGAAGTGCAACATGTAACGGAGGTGGCTAAAGGCATTAGTGACTATGGCATGATGGCTGTGAGTGCTGCATTTTTTCTTTTGCTTTCAGCAGCTATGATGATAGCACTATTCAAATGGTTTAAGAGTATGATAAACCGCCTTCTGGAACAACAGGAGTGTTTGAATCAATTGCTTGATACAGTACAAGACAATGTGAGTTTGCAACGAAACTTAATGGAAAGACTTCAACCTGAAACCTTACTGCGTATCCGGAATTTGACGGGTTTCGCTTTTGACCTTAGTATCGAACAGGTTTGTAGGTTGATAAAGCGGGTTCGAATAGAGAATCACATAGCTGATCGTGAAGCAACTGTAAACAAAATACGGAAATCACTTCAAGTAATCCATGATGATCGAAAGAGTCGCTTTGACCCTTTTATATATCATGGAAAACCTCTGTCGGAATATTGTAATGAGAATTGGGTGGAAGATGTGGTGAGTGTAGTTGAAAGTGAAATCTATAATGAGGATGGAGAAAATAATGCACGCGCCTATACCAATGTGAAACTTGCATACGACAATATAAAAACGGACTTTTATCAACGCTTAAATAGTTAATTATGAAAATATTAATAGATAATGGACACGGGGAAAATACACCGGGCAAACGTTCTCCTGATGGGAAATTACGAGAATACCTTTATGCACGCGAGATTGCAGAATCTGTGGAACGAGCCTTGCGTGCGAAAGGATATGATGTAGAGCGTATTGTGCATGAGACAGTAGATGTGCCATTGGCAGAACGAGCAAGACGTGTGAATGAAATTTGTGCACGGTATGGGGCAACAAATGTATTACTTGTTTCTATTCATTGCAATGCTGCGGGAAACGGCGAATGGATGAGTGCAAGAGGTTGGTCGGCATACACTTCAAAAGGTAAAACAAAATCGGATGAATTGGCCACTATGTTATACGAGGAAGCCGAACAGAATTTTGCCGGACAAAAAATCCGTAGGGATAATTCGGACGGAGATCCAGATTGGGAAGAGAACTTCTACATTTTAGTAAAAACCAAATGTCCGGCTGTTCTTACAGAAAACTTTTTTCAGGATAATAAAGAAGATGTGGCTTTCCTCAACTCAGATGAGGGGAAGCAAGCTATCATTAAAACTCATGTAAATGCAATAATCAAATACGTCACCAAGTATGGGAAAACTTAAGAATATTGCAGTAGTGTTGTTTATGATTGTATTTCTTGCTTCGTTGTTTATGAATGTAGTACATTTTGCAAGTAGGCAACAGAAAACAAGAGATACAACAAGAACAACCTATGTTGATACAATACCATTTTATAAGCCCATTCCTAAAGACAGCTTTGTTATTCGATATGTTACTGAACGTCTTCCTACAGTCTCGAAATTGCCGGAAAACGTACAAAAATTGCCTGAAAGCGTATCAGAATTTCCGAAAATCGTGAAAAATTTCCATGAATCTGTATCAGAGGATAGTGTAGATGTGATTATTCCTATTACCAAAAAGGTATACAAGGATAGTTTATATACGGCATACGTAAGCGGATATAACCCGAAACTTGACAGCTTGGTATTACATTCGCAACATGAAGTGGTAACCATTAACGACTGCTATCCTAGGTCGAGGAAGAAACGTTGGAGTGTTGGTGTTCAAATTGGATATGGAATAGCATTAAGAGGGGTGCCGGAATTTACACCATATATTGGAGTTGGTGTATCATGTAATCTATTCAATTTTTAATTATGACAGATATTGCTTTAACCGTCAATAAAGAAAGTGTATATGAAGAAGTGGCACAGACCACAGCTTATACCGGGGCTAAGATGGACAACGAACTCGCATACAACCGTATTTTCACAACGGATGAGGATAAGAGTATGCTAGAGCGTTTTTGGAATGAAAGCAAAAACACTGCTTGTAATAGCTTGAAAAAAATACTTCTTAACGAAGTCGAAAGAGAGGGGATATATCAGCTTTCGTTGGGGTTATCAAGTTCGTTTGATGAAGCTTTAACAGAAAGTATGGAACGTAGTCTGTTCTCGTTTTTTGTTATGAATATTACGGCAAAGTGGTACACATTTACCAATAAAGAAGAAGCAACCGGATATGCAACGGAAGCGGCTACCTATATGGAGGACGTCATGCGTAAGGCATTTTTTAAAAAACGTCCTATACGTCCTACGTACAATTGAATTATTTTTAATCTTTATTTATTATGGCAGAAAACAAGAAAACATTGACAGTGACCCAACAGGTTAAAGAGCTTGTTTATGATATTCAGAACAAGGCATACTTGACCGGGCAGGCGCGTGAGGCAGAGGGTAAAAAGAATTATGAAGCCGCCTCTAATATGCAAGCGAGTGATGATGAGGAAAACAGCTATCAAATCCGTCGTTCATTGGCAAATGCGTTTTCATCTTTGAAGAGTCTGCTTGGAGAGTATCTTTCAGAAGACAAAAGTACAAGCAACAATCTGATTGCAAAAGAAATTGATGATAATGGTGTACTAGAACTTGCATTCGAGTTGCCGAGTAACTATAACAACTCTTCGGCTGATGCGTTGGGCAATGGTATTCATGCCTACCTTGTAGATATGGCTTTGGGAGATTGGTTTGCCATTACCAACCCGGAAGATGCAGCTTCATACGTACAGCATTCGGCGATAAGTTTAGAGAATGTAAAGCGTGCGCTTTATAAACGTAGCCGACCTGAAAGACCGACTTATTCTTAATGTATTCTCATGGGATATTGTTGTAAGAAACTCCAGCAGACAAAAACAGTAACGCTGACATTCAAACGTTCAGAGTTACTCTATGACGTAGAGAACTGCTCTTTTGTGGAAGGTGATATTATGGAAACGGAGAATGAACATGCCCGGCATCAGGTGTTTGACATTGGACAAAGTGGTAATGTGAACCGGGTTACACGTGTACTCAATCTTACCCATGCAGAATGTGTGGAAATGCTATATCCATATACCAAACAGGAAATCTCGGACGAACAGGAAGCTCTTGATGATATTTTTGTAGCTCCCGAAGAATATCATATTGTACTCACTTTACCGGAGAATTTTTCTTTATCTACGGTGAAGCTACTAAAACATCTGATACACGAGTATCTTATCTGTAAGGTACTTGCAGATTGGATGAGTATAACGAATCCAAGTAGTAAGGCTAATTGGGAGGAGAAGATAATGAGTATCAGAGCTAAGATACAGACATCGCTAATGTCGAGAAAAGGCAAAATAAAACGAAAGTTGAAACCTTTCTGATAAAAGGAAGAGCCGGAGTGCATCACGCATTCCGGCTCTTTTGCTAACAATCTTTCTTAACCTTAATATGAAAAAAACTAACCTATGTAAGTTATCTTGGTTTATTAAGCATACGGGGGGTGAATTGGACGGTAAACCCCAACAAACTTTCAGATTTGTCTAGTTTGCATATTAGTACAAGTCGGAATGCTTTGTATGGTGTGCCATGGAAGCCTCGCATATATTTATCGGTACTACTCCATACTGCATGCCAGTTGAATAAATCATTTGAGCCATACAGAACTTGTGAGACATGGCTACTCTTGAAATATCCGCGTTGTATGATGGTGTCTATCGTTTTGAACATGTTTGGATCATCTATTTTGAACGGACGAGTGACAGCCAATGCAGTAATAGGTTCTATTGTGTTATCAGGCTGTGAGAAATTAACGAGATCATTATCTGAAGTCATAGCGAGTGCATCAGGATAGGAGTTTAAACCACTCATGATGTTACTATGCATCATTCCCCATTGCTTACTATCCATTGAATATAAGTAAGCATAGGTACATGATGGGTTGTGAATGATGATACGTTGGTGTATATAGTCGTAAATCATCCTACATGTTTTTAGAAATTCGCGGAAAGTTAGAAATTGAAATTCTGTTGAATTAAATCTTGTATTATTAACCAATTTATTCAAATGGGGTAAAGAATTGATAGAGAAAGCCAATTCACTGTCCAAAATATCCGAAATACATTGGCTTGTAGAACCGCTAATAAGCATAATACCACGGTCAGTTGCAAATAGTACAGCATTATCAATCTGGGTTATACTATCGGAATTAATACACACATCACGTGTGATAGGCTGGCGGGCAGAGTAGGAACCGGTAGAAGAAACCTCGAGGGCCCAAATTCCATCAGTAGAGAAACAGTAAAGAGGAAATTGACCAAATTGGCCTTGTGATAAAGCCTTTGCGGCTGAACTGAGTCCAATGATTGTACCTGTTCCAACAGTGCAGACTCCGAGAGCGGGAAATGAAAAAGGATCGTTTACATCAGAAGTATATATTTTATTTGGATATGGGATTCCGATTTCTGTATCAGTAATGAGGCTCATATCGGGGGTACTAGAGAAACTCGTGTTGATACTTCCGTATACTCCGTTAAGTGTTTCATGTTTATGTAATTTGCTATATGAATAGGATTTTACTCCATTGTTATCTATACGCTCAATAATAAGCTCTTTTGCATTGATGTTGGGATAAAAGAAGTATGAATCAACGATATTCATTGGTATACCGGAAAGAAACTGTACCATAACTTTTCGTTTTTCGGCTTCAATGAAGATGTATGCTTTATAAGAATATGTTTTCTCAACGGCTTTTTTAGTTTCGTTATCATACTCTCCATTAGCATATTGAAAACAAGATTCAAGTGGGAATGTCGGAGGGATAATAGTTACTCCGGTCAGATTTAGACGTGCGTTGTATGGAAATGCATGTTTTGCGACAATTGTTCCCATTAAATTGCTGTCACCCTCCATTACTTCTTTTGCCTCAAGTGAATTGAGAGCACCATTTTCAATAGAAACAATGTTCTCACCCGATTGTATTTTTTTTACGTCAATGGAAGAGATAAGGTAGAAAGGTAATGAAGAGTCATCATCTACAAGTGATTTACCTGACATTCCAAAGAAAAGTTGATTAGAATTGATTGATTCACTTGCATTATGACATCGATATATTAATTTACCGTTGATATTCTCATTACCGGAGTTAGCGCAATAACTTAAAAATGCGGACGAACCACCCATTGGTCCCAAATAGGCATATGGGGAGATTGATTTGCACATACTGTCCTGATCAACAGTATAGAGTGGGGGAGTGATAAATATATCAATACTCTTAACCAATTCCCCCCATTCGGCTACAGATTCTTTCACTTCATCGAAATTTGTTATCTCGTAATATAATTTTGATGCAACATGCGATACAACCATATTGAATTTGGTGTATAGACCATTGTTAACTTCATAACCTGTATAATGTATGAGATAAGGTATGCCATATGATGGGTAGACTTTTACTGGAGATGAAATGTAGTTGAGGGTTCCGTCATACATACGGTAGGCATATCTTATCATGAATGGGTATTGGAATAATCCTGCTGTTTTGGCATCGGCGGTATATTTATTGGTAAATGCCAATACAGTATCTCTTACAGCTTGGCTGGCTTCTATTGAGAGAATAAGTGAATTAAGAATAATAGACGGAGTAAATCCGGGGAAACTTGCAGATAACATATCCGAGTTTCCCATAGATGCTCTTAGTCGGAAAGAGAGCGATGGAAATACCGGGTTACTTCCCATGAGTACATATGTTCCTGACTTGTAGAGGGCATAAATTATGCCCTCAGATGTGAGTATGATTAATGTGTTTCCAAGTGATGTTACCTGATAGAGTTCTCCAGGAATAGATACTATATCTTCGGGCTGCTTATCAGTGTCGTTAGAGGATAACCATTGTAAGGCGGCGGATTCTGTATCGTAAATTATGTAATGTTTATATACCGAGATGTTGTGTATGTATATCACTTTTTTTCCTTGTGGGAGAGTAAATAAACATTGAGGCTTTTGAATGCCTTTTAATACTCCATCTTCAGGAATAAGATTCATTGCAACTGACAAGTCACCATCTGCACATTCGTAATCTGATGGATTGGCAGAATATCCATTGTACTTAATCTCTTTTATCATATTACAAAAGGTATTTAGTGATAATTGGTAATAGTTTACCGTATTCGTTTTCTGTTGGTTCTCCTACACATAATCTTGCTTTAGCTGTTGCTTTACATTCTTGGAGAATTGCTGTACAAAGTCTGCTTGATGAAGTTCTGAAATGATTTCCTGCCTTATTCGTTGGGAATACCATCGCTTCATGCCTCCCGTTTGGTGAACGAAGTCTAACGTAAAGGTAAAATTCATCTTGGTCAATCATTATGTCCAAAACATCTCCGCGTGAGAGCTGGAGATGTTTTGCGACGCGAGCACTAATATCTATCCTTCCTGATGCGTAAAAGGTGATATCAGCTTTTCGGGTGTTTCCTAATATACTTTGCATTTGGCTTGTCGAATTTATAATAAGTTTTTCCTTGTGGAGTTTTCTGAATTGATACGGACAATTTTACTCGACAGTTATCGGATAGTCCATATTCATAAAGGATGCGGCCGACTGACGGACAGAGCGTTTCAAATCCTATACATTTATACTTGTCGTTGTATTGAATATCGCACATTTGGGTTGCTTGTTCAATAACTGGATTGATTATGAATCCGAATGTATCGTCTCCAGAAATACGGAAAACGAATACACGCGCTGCATCACTCTTCCTGGCATTATTCTTGATATGCAAGAACAGTCGTTTGGAAAGCGTTATAGAATTGTCGGTAGGGTCGGCAATCACATAAAACAGAAGTGATTGCCACCATAATTTTAATTTACTGATAATCATAGTACGAAAGTATGATGAATGATTAGCTGTTGTAGTTTAACTTTTTACTGACTGGTTGAGGTGTACCCGACGTGAACGAAATGTAACTGTTTCAACAAAAGTAAACGATAGGGTTGTTTCAATTTCCAATTTGTGTTGTTTGGCAGCTTCCTTTGTGGCAAAAATGTAGGAACAGATTTCCTGTTTGGTTGTACCTTTGGTAGCCACGATATTGGCATAATATTTGCGTCCGAAGAGGAACGCAATAATTTCTTTTAATACAGTTGAGTTCATAATCTATTTCTATTGGTTTAAATCTGTGAATAAATTCTTCTGTTGCGGTTGCTTGGGAGGAGAGATGATGCTATTAACACGTTCGATCTCCCGGTCAATCTCGGCTTCGAGTGCTTTGCAAATTCGTAAGTTTGATTGAGTACGACATTTGAAATATGCTTTTTGCGCCTTGCGCATCTGGGCAACTTTGATAAAGAGTGTTTTTGCATCCATTGTTATCTATATTTATATTTTTCTTTAAATATTGAGTCTGCTTCCTGAAATTGTTTTGTAAAGCGGTTTTCTTTATATTCTCTTTTGAAAGTCGCATATGGAACTTTCTTTGTGCTACATCCGGCTGTTAGAGCAAGAATAACACATACTAGTAGTATTTTTTTCATTATTATCTTGTTATATTCCATTCACTTTCCATAATTACGTGTTCACACTTATTGCACCTATGCAAATAAGTTGGAAAAGGGGCTGTTGTATAATCTTCAACTGCTATCTCTATACTGCCACATTCCGGACACTCAATACTTACTTCTTTGATACCGGGATAGTCCCAGAAAGATAGTTTCCCTTTTATATTTTCGATAGGTTCATCATAGATAATAGGATTAGCTAACACCCAGTTATAAACTTCTTTTTCAGCCCAGATAGAAGAATGATTCTGTACACAATCCACTATTTCAACGCTGCCGATGATTGCGCCAAACTCCCATTGACCGGAAATACTTTTCTCCGAAATCAGAGAGAAAGCTTGTTTTATCTGTTCATTGGTTAAGTCTATCTTAAATTTCTTCCCATGACAAACACTTGAATGAATCAGTACCCTTTGTCCTAAGTATTTCTTAGGGCACGGCCAAGTGCGGTTCTCGATGTTTTTAATACCGTGGACTATCAAGGATGCCCACGGTTGTTTTATTGTTATTGCTTTCATAATTGTTTTGATTTAAAACTATTAACCGAATATTTTTCCGTAATATTATAATTTATGAAAAATGTGAATTATCTTTGCAGCAGATTATCAACATACTACAAGATGAGTTAGTAATTAACTTAACCATAATGATCATGATTGAATCATTTCTTGGCAGCTTTTTAGCAGGCGTATTGCTTCTCTTTATTGAGAAAAAGATTATGAGATTACGTAAATAAGTAAGTAGATGAT